CTCGTTCAACTCTAAATCGTAACGGGTTGTTCTTGACATCAGGTCTTTATGATTCTGGATATTCAGGACCGATGATGGCAGTATTACACGTTAACTGTGGTGCTGCTAGGATTAAAAAAGGAACTCGTGTTGGTCAGTATATAAGTTTCGACGCAGAGATGCTTCATGCTTACGACGGATCGTATGGGTTCGATCGATCTGGTCAACCTAAACCTGAGCATCAGAAGTTGTATGGTATCGGTAAATCACATGATCAAAAGTATGGAGCTTAATAATGAATCTATCTAAACAAACAATCGCTTTATTTAAAAACTTTGCAGGCATCAATAGTAACCTATCGATCAAAGCTGGTAACAAACTCACAACTGTATCTGCAGGTAAGAACATCGTGGCACAAGCTGATATTACTGAGATGTTCCCTGTTGACTTTGGTATTTACGATCTCAATGAATTCTTGGGTGCGATGTCATTGTTTGACAACCCTAACCTGGAGTTTGATTCAAAGTGTGTAACAATTAAAGAAGGAAAGAACAGTGTTAAATACTATGGTGCTAATCAATCTATACTTACTCCTGTTCCCAATATTAAGCAGTTCCCCGAACCTGATATTGAGTTTGACTTATCTAGTTCAATGTTGGTGCAGATTCTACGGGTATCCTCGATTCTCCACGTACCCGACTTCTCTTTAGTTGGTAACGGTTCAACTATTACAGTTGCCGTTACTGATAAATCTAACCCAACAGGTAACACATTTGAGTCTGAACTTGGGTTGTCTGATAAAGAGTTTAAAGTCAACTTCAAAGTAGAAAACCTCAAGATGATCAATAGTGATTACCGAGTTTCGATTGGTGGAAAGAAGATCAGTAGGTTTCAATCAACATCTCAGCAATTAACTTACTATGCTGCAATTGAAGTTGACTCCACGTTTAGTTTCTGATATAATAGTTCTTTGTGATGGAGTTATATTATGAGTGATCAATTCTTATGGGTAGAACGGTATCGCCCTCAAACTATCAATGAGTGTATCCTACAGGAAGGTATAAAACAAACGTTTAAGGATTACATCTCGTCAGGTGAACTGCCTAACTTTCTTTTTTACGGTACAGCTGGAGTAGGCAAGACTACTGTTGCTCGAGCTTTATGCAACGAGATTGGTGCCGACTGTATGTTCATCAACGGTTCAGATGAGTCTGGTATTGATGTATTACGAAGTAAGATTAGAGGGTTTGCTTCATCGGTTTCATTGACGGATGCTAAAAAAGTAGTGATACTTGATGAAGCAGACTACTTAAATCCTCAGTCAACACAACCAGCGCTTCGAGGTTTTATTGAGGAGTTTGCTGACAATTGCAGATTCATCCTAACTTGCAACTTCAAGAACAGAATTATTGAGCCTCTACACTCAAGGTGTTCGGTGATTGACTTTAGGGTGTCTGGTAAGGATAAAATTGAGCTGGCTGGTCAATTCTTCAAGCGAGTTATGTCAATCCTCAACCAAGAGGGGATTGACTTTGACAAGAAGGTTGTTGCAGAACTTGTACAAAAGCATTTCCCTGACTTTCGTCGAGTGATTAATGAAATGCAACGATATTCAGTATCTGGTAAAATTGACTCGGGTATTCTTGTAAATGTTAGTTCTGACTCTTTCAAACAGCTATATACTCTTATGAAGGATAAAAACTTCAGTGAGGTACGCAAATGGGCTTCCGCCAACAGCGATGGTGACACAGTTCGGATATTCAGAGAACTATACGATCACTCAAACATATTCCTGGAGCCAACAAGCGTACCTCAACTTGTTCTACTACTAGCAGATTATCAATTCAAAGCTTCATTTGTTGCAGACCATGAGTTGAATTTAATGGCGTGTCTGACTGAGATTATGAGTGGATGTAAATTCTTATGATTGAATATATTGTAACAGGAATAGTATCATTTTACCTTGGATGGCTAACAGGAGGGATTATTGCCAAAATAATAGTTAGGCAACATCAAGATACGTTATTTGGTGCCTTGGAAAAAGAGTTAGATAAGGTAGTCCATGTTGGGGTTAAAAAAGACGATAATATGTTCTACGTATACAGAAAGGATAATCAAGAGTTTTTAGCTCAAGGTAAAACTCCCAGCGAAGTGAAGAATGTCCTTGAAAAGAATTATCCTGGAAAGACCTTTATATTATCTGAACACGAACTAAAAGAGGTGGATTTCAATGAATCCCTTTGATTTCGTGAACGCTATTACTTACAACAAGCAAGACTTGTTTAGCGATAGTCAAGCCAATAAAGATTACGTTCCTTTTATTGTAAACAGGGCCTTATCATACTTCCCAGATACTGTACTGTATGCTAATGAAATGAATAGGAGTAATACCATTCCAAAAGAATGGCAATTCAACTTCCTAAGATCATCTATACCCAAGCGCAAGCGTTTTAGTAAGTGGGCTAAGAAAAATCAAGATCCAGAAGCCTTATCTGTAGTTTGTGAGTATTATAAATACTCTTCGGAAAAGGCAATGGAAGCACTTTCCATCCTCTCTATTGAACAAATAGATTATATAAAACAACAAATGGATAAAGGTGGAAAATCATGACGATAGACGTGATCTATTACGATTGGACTCCGGACTCGATGTTAGAGATTACTCTACCAACCCCGGACAACTTTCTAAAGGTCAAAGAAACATTAACTCGTATTGGTGTTGCCTCTAAGAAAGATAAGAGGTTATATCAATCCGCACATATCCTGCACAAGCAAGGACGCTATTTTATCGTCCACTTTAAAGAGCTGTTCATTCTTGATAACAAAGACAGCAATATTTCAGTGGGTGATATAGAACGCAGAAACGCAATTGCGATTCTGCTAGAGGATTGGGGGTTGTTAAAGATTGTTTCAAAACCAACCACCAATACTCAATCAGTACTCTCTCAGATTAAGATTGTATCCTATAAAGAGAAGAGTGGGTGGGAGTTAATCCCAAAATACAACATTGGACAAAGAAGGAAGGTGGATTAAACATGGAAGATACTAAACTCAATCTAGAACTATCTGTTGCTGAAGTTAATGCAATCCTACGCTCACTTGGCAAGCATCCGTTTGATGAGATCGCTGCTTTGATTGCTAAGATCAAAGGTCAGGGAGAAACTCAGCTTGCAGAACTGCAAGGTGAAGAGGATCCTCAACAAGAAGTAGAATCAGCTAAATAAAAATGTCCCTACCTTGGGAACGTTGTCGTCACGTTAAATGGCGTCTGCGAAATTTCACTGCTTGGCATACTGAGCGCCGGATAAAGTAACCGGCAGTGCATTGCCTAATGGAATGCACAATTAACCAACCTCGCTTAATAGGAGTATTAATATGTTTATTAGTAAACAAGGCACTTGGCCAGAGCTTAAAGATTTTGATAAGTTCTTTGTGGGATTTGAGGATCACATAAAAAGAATTCAGCAAGCTCATGATGGGATTGCAAAAAACATTCCCAACTACCCACCATATAACATCAAAAAGATTGCAGAAAATAAGTATGCAATCGAGATTGCAGTTGCTGGGTTTGCAAAGTCAGATATTGAACTCGAACTAGATGGAGATAAACTTCACATCCGTGGCAAGTCTTCAGAAGATGAAACACATGTGACTGAGAACTACCTTTACAAAGGCATTGCTGCTCGTCCGTTTACGCGCACATTCATGCTGAATGATAATGTAGAAGTGAAGGCTGCAGCTTTTTGGAACGGGATGCTTAAAGTAGTATTAGAGCATATTATTCCAGAGCACAACAAGCCACGAAAGATTGATATTTCAGATGAACCTTCAACGGTGTCTGAGTTTGCTCAACACAATCAAAATCCTGTTCAACCTCAATTATTGACGGAACACAACTAACAGGAGAGGGCCCTTTCTTGGGCCCTCATTATAATGGTCTTAGTGAGATTTCAAACAACACGTTTTGGTAAATGGAAAGTACAGCTATCGTTCAATCAGGATGAACAACTATTTTTAGTTGTTGCTCTCAACACAATAAACGATAATGTCATTGTTAGGTCCTTTCATGGTGAGATGGACGTAATTAAATTTGTTTCTTTTTTAGGTGAAAAATATGAGTAAACTAATGTTATATAAGTT